AAATTTTTAAGACTGCGAAGGATAGCTAATGCCAGCGGGAAGACCGACTAAGCCGATAGAGCAAAAACGCCTACTTGGCAATCCCGGCAAGCGCGCCCTGCCCGAGCAATCGGCAATAATGCTGATCCCACAAGCACCGACAGCTCCTAACCCGGCTAGGCCGCTACTCAAATACGGCCAAGAACTGTGGGACCGAGTCTGGGAGTCCGGCATAAATTGGATCAGCCCAAACACGGACCTAGAGCTACTACTAATGACGTGCGAAATGATCGACGAACGCTGGAATCTACGCGTGCGTGTAATGACGGACTCTAACCCGAAGGATCGACGCGGACTACGTGAGCTGGATAAGCAGATAGTTTCTAACCTAGGTCTTCTAGGGTTTACCCCTTCCGACCGCTCTCGACTAGGCGTAGCAGAAGTAAAGAAAATGAGCAAGCTGGAAGAGCTAATGGCGAAGAAGGCTAAACGTGAATAGTTGGCCTCCGCTATGGCTAACACCCGTACCGCAAGACGCTATCGACCGTGGCGACGGGGAGATAGTAATAGAGTTCTCAGAAACTTTTGGCACGATAGGTAAGGACGGTATCGCGGGCAAGGTAGGTGACGCGCTGGAACTAAGACCGTGGCAGCGTGATCTAATACGTCACGTTTACGCACGGGACAAAGACGGCGGGCTACTAGCGCGAACTTGCCTTATAGGGGAACCAAGAAAAAACGGAAAGAGCGCGCTAGCTTCAATCAGCTTTGCCCTCTATTCCCTGCTAGCTGAAGGCGTAGACGGCGGTGAGGTTTACAGTATCGCCGCCGAGAAAGAGCAAGCGCGAATTGTGTTTGGGGAAGCGAAGCGGATCGTAGAGTCTACGGAGCTATCTGAAATGGTAAAGGTCTATCGGGACGCTCTATTTGTCCCAGAAACTAATTCCGTCTATCGAGTTCTATCGGCCGAAGCGTATTCAAAAGAAGGCTACAACCCGCACCGAGTAATCGCGGACGAACTACACGCACACAAAGACCGCTCACTTTTTGACGTTATGAGCTTGGCTATGGGAAACCGTGGCAGTATGGCGCAGCTTATCGCGGTCACAACTGCTGGAGTGAAGAAGGATATGACGGGTGGCGACTCTATCGCCTATAACTTATTCCAATACGGGCAGAAAGTTTCGCGCGGGGAAGTTATTGACCCGTCGTTCTTTATGGCTTGGTGGGCAGCGCCGGATGAAGCAGATCACCGCGACCCGAAGGTATGGGAGTCAGCTAATCCGGGCTTCGACGACTTGGTAGACAAGGCAGACTTTGAAAGCGCTATTCGACGCACTCCGGAAGCTGAGTTTAGAACTAAGCGGCTAAACCAATGGGTAAGCTCCCAGACAGCTTGGCTACCCGCTGGTAGTTGGGATGAGCTAAAGAGTGAGCGTGAACCGTCACCGGACGACGAGATTATCCTAGGATTCGACGGATCATTCTCCGGCGACTGTACCGTGCTAGTCGCCTGCGTAATACCAAAGACCGAAGACGAGAAACCGTTCCTATGGCTAGTAAAAGAGTGGGAGAAAGACCTAACGATCCACGACGACCAATGGCGGGTAGACATCCAAGAGGTCGAGGAAACGATTATTAACTTTATCCAGCAGTATCCAAAGACACGCGAAGTCGCCTGCGACCCGTTCCGCTGGCAGCGCTCTATGGAAGTCCTAGCGGATAAAGGTATCCCAATTATCGAGTGGCCCAGCACTTCAGCGAAGCGTATGGTTCAAGCCTGCGCTAAGTTCTATGACGCCGTGACCGGAGGTACAGTAGAACACGACGGAAGCCCAGTTCTGGCAAGGCATTTAGATAATGCCGTGACCAAGATAGACAACTTAGGTATCCGTATAGTAAAAGAAAACAGAAACAGTCCACGTAAGATCGACGCAGCCGTAGCCGCCGTTATTGCTTTTGACAGAGCCGTCAGTAGTAGAATGGAAGAAATGGTTCCCGACTTCTTCTTCTAAGGGTGTAAAAATGGCAACAGTAATTCAAGTTCTCGGAGCCGCACTTATCGTAGTGGGGATCGCACTTATCTCAATCCCCGTTTCCGTCATTATCGCTGGAGTAGCGGCGGTCTTCTTTGGAATAGCTTTGGAGCGTAACTAATGCTGAATAATCTTTTTGAGAAACGGGCTATCAACTTTCAGACCCTATGGGGAGCCGGGGATGATCTCGTAGATCTGAATCAGTCCGGCACTCTAGTAAATTCAGAAACCACGTTCAAAATTACCGCCGTCTATTCTGCGGTATCACTTATCTCCGATACCATAGCGACCCTACCCCTAGACGCTTACATTCGACGCGACGGTACACGCGGTCCCTTCCGCCCACGTCCAGCTTGGGTGACTAAGCCTGATCTCGATCAGCAGCCTTCGGCCTTCTGGCAGTCAATTATCGTTTCTCTTCTTATTGACGGAAACGCATTCGTGCGCGTCTTCCGATCCGGCGGTCAGGTTGTAAACCTAGTTCCACTAAACCCGCACAAGGTACAGATCAAGCGCAACGGTATCGGCCGCGTAATGTTCGAGGTACAAGGCGAAAAGAATTTACTCAGTTCAGAAGACGTAATCTTTATCGCTGACCTAGTTCGTCCCGGTGATATCCGTGGTATGGCTAGAGTCGAAGCGCTAAGGGATAACTTTGGCCTTTCTATCGCGCTGGAATCTTACGCAGCGCGTTTCTTTAGCAACAGCGCTACCCCACAAGGAGTCATCCAGTTCCCGGGGAACCTAAACTCGGAGCAGGCTGAAAATCTACGGCGTGGATTTGACGCAGCTCACCGTGGACTAAAGCGTTCTCACAAGACCGGAGTTCTATCCGGTGGCGCAGAATGGAAACCAACGGGAGTAGATCCAGAGCAGTCACAGCTAGAAATGTCCCGACGTCTAGCAGTCGAAGACGTAGCCCGTGCGTTCAATATCCCGAACCATATGCTAGGCGTTCAGGGATCGACAGCTTACGCTTCGGTGGAGCAAGACTCTATCTTCTTCGTACAACACACACTTAGGCCAATCGTTCAGAAACTAGAAACCGCTTTTAGTCCATTACTAAACGAGGTTCCGGGCGGCGAAGCTGCGTTCCTTAGATTCAACTTAGACGGACTACTACGTGGCGATTCGCAGGCTAGAGCTAATGCCTACTCAGTCGGACTTCAGGCTGGATACTACACGGTAAACGATATTCGCAGATTAGAAGACCTGATACCTATGACCGACGCAGTAGCGGACGAAGTTAGAGTTCCACTAGCTAACGTAGCTATCGCAGACTCTAGGATCTCTACCGACGATAAGAAGGTAGCTATGGCGCAGAAGCTAGTCCTAGCTGGATACGATCCGAAGGCAGTTCTAGCAGCTCTCGGACTTCCTGCTATCCCACACACCGGAGTTCCAAGCACTCAGCTCCAGCCAGTCGCGCAGCTTGATCCGGCAAATCCTGAAGGCGTCTACGAGGTTCAGTAATGATTCTGACAAATCTCTACACGATCGGAACGGCTAGTCAAGAAGTAGTCGGGCCAGCTACTCAAAGACAAGTAGTTCATCTCCATAATCACATCAAAAGCGGAACCCATTACATTCATCTAGGAAATGAAACCGTAAGCACAACAAATAGCATTCACCTAGACCCAAGCGAGTCAATGACAATAACGCTAGAACCCTTGGATAATCTTTGGGCAATCGCTACCGCAGCAAATCAACAGCTAGGCGTTCTAATAGTTAGGCAGAGCCAATAGTGCCGTATTACATAACCGACAAATCCGAAGACTGCCCTAGCTGGAGCGTTATCAAAGAGGACGGTGAGCTAATCGCTTGTCACGATACTAAAGAATCTGCGATCGAGCAGGCTATAGCTATTAGCCTTGCCGAAGATACAGAGTTCGTCGGAGAGCGCGCAGCCGTCGGTCAGCTAAAGGTAGGCGACTGGGTTAGCTGGAACGAGAGAAACCCGAACGTTCTAGCGCAGGTTGTAATGATAGAAGGCGAGCTAGCCGGGCTAGAGGTCTATGAGCTAGAAGCTGAGGTTTATCACTCTACCGACCGCCTAATGATTATGAACGTATTCAAACTACAAAGAGTTCAGAAGCCAGAGAAGGTAAGCGCAGAAGTAGAAGACGTAGAGGAAGATGATGAGTCTTCTGGTCTTCCAGATAACTACCGCCCAGCACTAGCTCCGGACGTTCCTGAAGGTCGCGCTTGCGGAAACTGCTTCTTTTACAACGAGGAAAGAATTAGCCCGGACGGTACTAAGGCATTCTGCCAAAGGTGGAATGAATACGTGAACGGAGCTTATTACTGTAATGCTTGGGAATCAGTCGAAGAAGAAAGAGCTGAACCCGACGCTCTAGAAGTAGGCGACTCAGTTTCTTGGAATAGCTCAGGCGGAAGAGCGCGTGGAGTGATCGAAAGAATCGAACGTGACGGCAGAATAAACGTGCCTGATAGTGACTTTACGATTACAGGAACCGAGGATGATCCTGCTGCTTTGATCCGTGTCTACCGCCCGGGAGAAGACGGCCTAGAGCCTACGGATACCCTAGTCGGGCATAAGTTCAGTACCCTAACCAAAATCGACGACCTAGCTGAACGCGCTAAGGATTACGAAGACGAAGAGGAAAAGCGGCAGGTAAATCTGACACCACCCGCCTATATGCGAGCAGCCGCTAGACGTGGCCTAGAGTATTACGCAGAAGGACTAGCGGGTGACGGTCTAGTAGATCGTACCGTTCGTGAGGCCCGAGCTATGGCAGCGGGAAATGTAACCGCTGACAAATGGGTTCGGATACGCGCGTGGATTGCTAGACACTTAGTAGATCTCGACTCACCGGACGCAAATCCAAGTTCTGAGAACTATCCAAGTGCCGGAGTAGTAGCGCACCTTCTTTGGGGATCAGGTCCGAGCAAGGCGTCTGCGCGTAGAGCTTTGAAGTATGCGGAAGGCGTAGTTGCTAGACTAGAGGAAGAAAATCGCGCAAGCGTTAGCCAAGAAAGCGAGCAAATGGCAAAGATAGAAAAGCGAACTAACGAAGTTCAGTTTGAGCTTAGAGCGGTAGAAAACGGCGACGGTATGACCTTCACCGGATACGCCGCAGTCTTCAACTCTCCGAGCGAACCACTACCATTTATCGAGAGAATCGCACCCGGAGCGTTCAAGCGTTCACTTAAGGCGCGTAATGATATCAAGCTGCTATGGAATCACGATACCGGGAGCGTCCTAGGATCCACCCGTGCCGGGACTCTAAAGCTAGAGGAAGACAACTACGGTCTTCGCGTTACCGCCGTGCTACCACAGACTTCTCTCGGGAATGACGTCAAGGTGCTTGTCCAACGCGGTGATGTTAGTGCTATGAGCTTTGGATTCTCAGTCCCAGCTAACGGCGACACTTGGAACGCTGAGGGTACAGAGAGAACTCTAAGATCTGTAAGGATTCACGAAGTTTCAATAGTGGCCTTCCCGGCATATCAGCAGACCGCAGGAACAGCGACAGTTCGTTCATTTGACGGAGTAGCCAAGCGCGCAGAAGTAGACGCAGACCAGTTGGCGGACGCTATGCTAGCCGTAGAAGACGGTAAGGATCTGTCACTAGAGCAGTCAGAGCTACTGACTAAGGTGATCCAGCGTCTAACACCAACAGTCGAAGCGGAAGAACTTACTCCAGACGATCTTATTTTACTAGAGCTAAAAAAGAAGAAGATCGAACTACTAATGAAGAGGCTATAAAATGGCAACCGTTGAGCAAATCAAAAAAGCAATTCTTGATGTTTCAGGCAACCCCGACTCAGGCGTTGTAGTTGAGAACGTAGACACTTGGGCGCGTACAGTATGGGAGCTAGACAACGCAGCTCCAGCTAAAGAAGTACGAGTAATAGAAGCTAAAGAAACCCGCTAAGGGTTGTCGGGGTTTCCCCTTTCTCCCGACCACAATCCCCGCCGTATTCCTTTCCGGCGGGGATTGTCTTTTACCTGAGTTAGTAGAATATAAATAGCGGGTCGAGTCAGCTCCCCGTTGTAACCGTTCGAGTTAGCTTGGCGGAAATCCAAAATAAAAATAAACTAAGGAGATTCAACAATGAGCGACTTTCTAAAGTCACAGGTTGAAGCCCGTAACAACCTAATCGAGCAGGCCCGAGCAGTTATCGAGTCAGCCGAATCGGACAAGCGTGGCCTAACCGTAGATGATCAGCAGACAATCGATCGTATCGAAACCGAGATTAGCCAGCGTGACGCAGCTATCGACACCGCTAAGAAAATGGCAGACCGCGAAGCACGCGCAGTAGACGCAGCCCGCGAGTCTTTCGTTCCTTCTTCAGAGGTTCGTAGGGACAGCGACATTCTTCGCGCAATCGCAAACGGCGAACTACGTTCACACACATTCGGAACCGAGTCCCGTACTCTAGTTCCTTCTGACAACACCGTACCTAAGAGTTTCTTCGATGAAGTGTTCTCTATCGCCAGATTAGCCGGGCCAATGCTAAACGTTGCTCAGGTAATCAACACAGCCAGCGGAGAGAACTTGACCATTCCGACTTTGACAGCGCGTTCAACCGCGACTATCAAAGCTGCTGGTTCAGCTATCGCAGACTCAGAACCCACTTTTAGCTCTTTGACTTTGGGCGCGTTCAAATATTCTTTCCTTGTCCCAGTTGCCAACGAGTTGCTAACAGACGCAGGGTTCGATATTTCAGCGCTAATCGCTGAACAGGCTGGAAACGCAATCGGCTTCGCAATGAACACCGGACTAACAGTCGGAACTGGAACAGTAGAGCCAACTGGTATTTTCACTACCGGAGCTTCTGCCGTCACAGGTGGAACCGGAGTATCCGGCGCACCAACTTACGAAAACCTAGTAGACCTTCTTTACACTTTGGACGGACAGGCACGCTTGCTTCCGGGTGTTGGTTGGCTAATGAACAAGACTGGTCTAGCGGCAGTTCGCAAGATCAAGGACGGTTCTGGAGCGTTTATCTGGTCAGCCGGAAATATCGCACAGGGTCAGCCAGATCAGCTACTTGGTTACCCGGTATTCGAGAATCCGGCCGCGTTGTCAGTAGGCACAGCGGCATTCTCAATCGGAGTAGGACACTTGCCTTCGTATAAAGCTCGTTTGGCAGGCGGTATTGCCGTGGCTCAGTCCGCAGATTACAAGTTCAACGAAGATGTTACGACATTTAGAGTTACCGCAAGAGTTGATGGAAACCTAACGCACGCAAGCCACTTCGTTAAGTTCAAGGGTGGAGCTAGCTAAACCCTAGCTAACTAAAGACTGGGAAGGTCGCCGGACGGTAGGGTTTCGGCGGCCTTCCCTTTTGTCTTTTTGAACTGCTAATCTTTTAGTATGACTCCTACCAAATCTAAAAACCCAGCTAATCGTGAACAGTTCGACGCGACGATTACCGTCTATTCGAACTCCCCGGATCAACCAACGGGATATGGGCAGCAAGCCCGCTACTTAGTGGATCGCCTGAAACGTCAAGGCTTCGACGTAGCAGCCTTATCAAACTACGGCCTAGAAGGTATCAAGCGCGAGCTAGAAACGCCTTACGGAAAGATACCGCATTTCGCACGTGGCTTTGATCTGTATTCCAACGACACCGCTCCAGCAGATCACAAAGTCTTCGCAGCGTCTAAGCCCGGTCAGAGAAGCGCAATGCTTACGCTCTACGACGTTTGGGTTTTGACTAGCAAAGCTTTCGACGATATAAACATCTTGGCGTGGACTCCGCTGGATCACGTGACCCTTCCTCCGAGAGTGGAAGTGTTCCTTAGAAAGACAAACGTCACTCCAGTAGCTATGGCTCCCCACGGAGTTAGGCAAATGGAAGATAAAGGGATCGAGTGTAAATACGCACCGCACGGGATCGACACTAAGATTATGAAACCTACATTTGAGATAGACGGTCAGGCTATCGAAGAGCATATGGGGACGAAGGACCGATACGTTGTAGGAATGGTGGCGGCAAATAAGAGTTCGGGCCTAATTCACCGTAAAGCGTTCAGCGAAAATCTTTTAGCTTTCTCTATCTTCAAAAAGAAACACCCGGACGCAATGCTTTATATCCACACCGAACCTACGGGTAAAGGCGGCGTGGGCTGGAACTTACTAAGCCTTTTACACTCATTAGGTATCGACAAGGATGACGTAGCCTTTCCAGATCCCACTAGCTACCGTTACGGTATTGCTCAGGAAACGTTAGCCGCTTACTATACGGGTATGGACGTGCTATTAGCTACGTCCTACGGGGAAGGCTTCGGCGTTCCGACAGTAGAAGCGCAGGCAACGGGTTGCCGCGTTATTGGATCCAACTGGGCTGCTACTCCAGATCTCGTATCCGCTGACTCGTGGGTAGTCGCCGGGCAGCCGTCTTGGGACTCAGGTCAGGACGCTTGGTGGCAGATCCCTAATGTGCCTTCAATCGTAAGCGCTCTAGAAGAGGCGTATAAGTTAGGTAAAGGCCGCTCACAAACCGCTATCGACTTTGCTTCGCAGTTTGACGTCGATAAAGTTTGGACTAAGTATTGGCTCCCGATCCTTAGAGATATCTTCGCGTAATGATCCCCGCTTTAGGCTTCGCAGTTTATAGCCAGTTCGATAAGGCAGATAGATTACTAGCGTCCATAGATTATCCGGTCGATCACTTAGTAATCGTCGATAATTCTGGAGCGCGGACTTGGCAGCCTAGGCAGCCGGAGTCGGTAAAGAATCTATGGCTACTACGAGTTCCCTACGGACTCGGACTTGTAGGTGCGTGGAATCTAATAATCAAATCCACACCGTACGCTCCGTACTGGGTTCTAATAAATGACGACGCGTGGTTTGAGGCCGGAGCATTACAAATAATCGCACAAGACTCAGATCCAGAAGCCCTAAACTTCGTGGACATTATTCCCGATTGGTCTTGCGTCGTATTTGGAGAACAGGCGATAGCCAAGGCGGGACTATATGACGAACGGTTCTACCCGCTCTACTTTGATGATAACGACCTTCACCGGAGAATGGAAAACGCTGGGGTCCAGATCAAAAGGATAGAAGCAAAAGTTCACCACGAAAACTCTTCCAGCCTAAAAAACAAGACAGAACAAAATAATCGAACCTATGACGCAAATAGAAAGCTTATGGATAAGAAAGTTATAGAGAATGACTTCTCTCCCGGCTACTGGGACTTGACTATTAGAAGGGCTAACCGTTGGGACTAACCGTTTACACCGGAGGTACGTTTGACCTGTATCACTCCGGACACGCTAACTTTCTAGAGCGTTGCTCCGATCTAGGCTCCGTCACCGTGGCTCTGAATACCGACGAGTTCATTACTGCCTATAAGAAGAAACCGCCTATTATGAGCTACGCAGAAAGAGCAAGGGTTCTTATGAGTTGTCGATACGTTAGCCGGGTAATACCTAATTACGGTGGGGCAGACTCTACACCTGCTATCGAGATGACTAGCCCGGACATTATCGCTATCGGATCAGACTGGGCAAGACGTGACTACTACGCTCAAATGGGGTTCACTCAGGACTGGTTGGATGATCGTGGGATCTCACTAATCTACATCCCCTATACCTCCGGGATCAGCTCCACCGCTATAAAAGCCCGGCTGGTAAGATAGAAGCGAACAAAGGAAAATCTAATGGCAATCGTAAACGGATACTGCTCACTAGCGGACGTCAAGTCTTCAGCCAAAATCACGGACAACGTAGATGACGGGCTACTAGAGCTAGCCGTGGAGTCAGCCTCACGTCTAATCGACAGCTATACACAGCGCTACTTTTACAGCGCTGGGACAGCTACTCGGTTATTCGTACCGCAGGACAGCTACGTAACTGAGATCGACGATCTTATTTCCCTAAGCGTTCTCCAGACTTCGGACGGCGACGACTTTGGCACTACTTGGGCCGCAAAGGATTATCAGCTAGAGCCGCTGAACGGGATAGTGGACGGCCTTACGAACCACCCAGCAACCCGTATACGGGCCGTAGACGACTTCCTATACAACGTCCTAGACGGAGAAGCCACGGTTAGAGTTACGGGCGTTTGGGGCTGGTCTGCGGTTCCTACGGCTATCAAGCAGGCGACCGTGATCCAAGCCGCTCGTATCTTCAAAAGAAATGATTCACCTTTGGGAATCGCAGGTTTTGGAGAAATGGGAGCCGTCCGCGTTGGAGTTCAGCTCGATCCAGACGTGAAGCACCTTATCGACGTATACAGAAAAGTCAGATTCGCCTAATGGCTAGTATTACCGACCTTCGGGCTGGACTAGCTACCCGACTAGGCACGATCTCCGGGCTACGGACCACTACTGAAACACCGGACACGATCAGCCCGCCCATAGCTATTATCAACGTACAGAACGTAAATTACGACCGTACATTTATGCGCGGACTAGACGAATACAATTTTGTAATTACCGTAATAGTTGGTCGCGTCGGGGAGCGTTCAGCCCAAAGACTTCTAGATTCGTACGTCAGCCCAGTAGCTCCGTCTTCTGTAAAGCTGGCGATAGAATTAGATAGGACTCTCGGAGGCAGATGCGACACTCTCCGGGTGACTGATATGAGAAATTACGGCTCCCTTGTAATCGGTGAGATCACCTACCTTGCCGCCGAGTTCAACGTAGTCGTATTCGCACAATAAAAAACCGCTAGGAAAATAGGAGAAACACAAATGGCAAAATACGTAGTAACCGCTACCGTAGTCAAGATTGGTGCTACAAATGTATCCAACTCTTGCGCGTCAGCAACTCTAGAACTGACCGCAGCCGACGTAGACGTAACAGACTTCGGCGGAGCAGGCTGGACTGAGGTAATCGGCGGACTAAAGTCCGGAACCGTTACTTTGGACTTCCACAACGACTACGGAGTTGGCGGAATCAACACGATTCTTAACCCGCTTCTAGGCACAATCGCAACCGTTACTCTAGTTCCAAACGGAACAGCAGTATCATCTACCAACCCGATCTGGACCGCGCCTGTTCTAATCAACAGCGTATCTCCAGTCGCAGGTGCGGTAGGAGATCTAGCAACATTCTCCGTTTCATTCCCGACAAGTGGAGAAGTCAGCTTCGCCACCGCCGGAACTGTCTAGGCTAAAAGATGAAGCTAACCCTACGCATAGAGTTCGCAGACGGAACACACAAGGACGTCCTAGTATCCGCAGCCGATATGGTTGCGTTCGAGGATAAGTTCAACGTTTCAATCGCAAAGCTAGACGATCCAAGAATCGGCTGGTTGCTTTACCTAGCGTGGCACTCAGAAAAGCGCAGAAAGCAAACAGCAGTCGAGTATGAAGCGTGGCTAGAGCTAGTCGATTCGATTGGTACAACTGAAGACCCAAAAGTTCCAGAATAGTTGGACTAGGCGATAAGTCTGCTCATTGGTACATAGCTTCCCTAGCGGTCGAGTCTGGGATTCCTCCAAGTGTTTTACTGGAGCAGTCAGACCGAATGCTATGGACAATGAATAGGTGGCTGGTCGCTAAGAACATCCAGCGCGGTAGGTGAAGCCCTTGCTAACGCAGGGGCTTCCCTATTTCCGCTTCGGTAGAATAGAGAAGAGGTGAAGCGTGGAATACAACATAGATATTGAAGGCATTCAAGAAGTCGTCCATATTCTAAAAAAAGCCGAACCTGAACTTCTAGCTAAGATGTCCGAAGAAATAAAAAACGAACCCGGACTAAATGAAGTAATGTCTGGTATTCGTAGCAGGATCCCAACTATCTCACCGCTACAAGGTGGAGAGTTTGGATACGGCGGTATGCTTCACAGCGGTCGCACTAGCTACAAAGGCGCGAAAGTTTCTGCCAGCTTCAAGCCAAGCGTGAGATTAGACCGGGGTAATCAGAGATCCCTTGTGACAATCGTCACCGCTCCACCTAAAGACGGAGTCGGTTTTGAGATTATAGATATCGTCGGACGCGGACCGCGGGGTAACTCAGCGAGAGCGCAAGGTATGAAAGAAAAGCTCACCGGAACACCGTCTAGGTACGTTTGGAAAGGCTTCGAAGAGCGCAAAGAGGGAATCCAAAAAGCGGTAGTTGCTATCGTCGATAGATACGCACAAATGCTGAACGTAAAGCTAAGGATAAAGTAATGGCAGTCAGAATCCCCATTGTCACCGTATTCGACTCTAAAGGCCTAAGACAAGCGCAGTTCCAGCTAAATAAGGTACGCGGAAACTTCCAGAACTTAGGTAGAAACTTCGCCCTTGCCGGGGCCGCCTTCGCTGGAGCCGCAGCCGTAATCGTAAAGTCTGCCCGGGACTTAGCCCGGATCGAGAAGATCAACGCTCAGACTGAAGCCGTCCTAAAATCTATGGGCAGCAGCGCGGGAGTGACCTCTAAGCACATTCAGGATCTCGCAGCCAATCTAGAAAAGCTAACAGCGTCCGAAGCGGAAACAATTCAGGAAGGCGCGAACCTCTTACTAACGTTCCGCAACATCCAGAACCAAGTTGGCACAAATAACGATATCTTTGATCAAGCGGTAAAGATGTCGGTAGACCTTTCCCGCGCTATGGGAACTACGGCGTCCGGTGAAGCTATCAGACTAGGTAAGGCACTAAACGACCCGGTCAAGGGAGTCTCAGCGCTTACCCGTGTCGGAGTTAGCTTTACAGAGCAGCAGAAAGAGCAGATCAAAACTCTAACGGCTTCGGGAGATCTGCTCGGAGCGCAGAAGATTATCCTTGCTGAACTTCAGGCGCAGTTCGGCGGATCGGGTCAGGCTTACGCAGCCACGTTCGCTGGTCAGGTTGAACTCCTAAACCACGAACTAGGGGCATTAGGCGAAGAAGCAACGCTGGTAGTTATGCCAGCTCTACAAACTATGGTGAGTAGCCTTAGAGAACTAGCACCGGAGATCGGGGCTAAACTCAGCGCGGCAATAGCGTCGGTGGACTGGAAGGCGTTTGCGAAGACGCTGGTAGACACAATTACCTTCCTAGTTCAAAATGCCGAAGCGATTATGCGTGTAGTAAGTACGCTCTTTATACTAAATACCGCCTACAACACAGCTAAGGTCGTCACCGGACTCTATAACGCCGCAGCCGTAATTCTTAACAACACTTTTACTATTACCGCTGGAAAGATCGGGCTAGCTACTGGAGCGCTGAAGTTATTCAAAATCGCACTTATCACAACTGGTATCGGAGCGCTGATCGTAGCTCTTGGGCTAATCGTCCAAGGCGCAACTGAGGTAGACAGTAGCTACCGCAAGACAACTCCGGTAGTAACTAGCTTTGGAACCGCAGTTCTGAACTCGGGTAAAGACGCAGAGTGGGCGGCTGGTAAATACGGCGTAGCAACGGACGCTGTAAATAAGTTCAATTCTGCGGTTTCTGTTCAGCCACTACCGCGTCGTTCTGCCAGCGACATAGCAGGTTCTTTTGGCGGTTCAAGCTTTGACGCTAGAGTTGCCACTTTTACTCCTAGCATTATTACACCAGACCTAAAAGGCTCATTAGGCGCAGCCAAAGATCCTACGGGACTGAAAGCGTGGACTGCTAATGCTAAAGCAGAAGCTACGCTGACTAAAAAAGAGACGCGACTTATCAGTCTCGGTCTCGGTAAAGACGTAGCAGCTAACCTAGCCTCCGGTGGACTGTCAGTAGTAAACGACGCAATAAAGCGCGTGACTAAAAAGGGTGCGACTGCGATAACGAACCTAACAAAAAAGTATCAGGGTTCCGCAGCAGGTCAGGCAGCAGCAGCCTCAGCAGCAGCAGACGCCGCAGCGGACGCCGCCGCCGCCGTCGCAGCAGCCGCCGCAGCAGCAGCGGAAGCAGCAGCGAGAGAGGCAGCTATCCTAGCTGAAAAGCAAAGAGTTTATGAGGCCTTCGCTAGCTCAGTAATTTCTACATTCGCCGGAATCCGCGACTCTATTCTGGGAGCGTTTAGCCTTCCCCAGCTAGGCGGATCGACCGACTCGATTATCCGGAATATGGATAAGCTACTTACCCGGGTGAAAGCGTTTAGCTCTAACATAACCAAGCTATCTTCTATGGGACTAGATCCTAAACTGCTTCAGCAAGTTATCAACGCTGGACCTATCGCGGGAGCGAAGCTAGCGGCCAACCTAGTATCGGGTGGCATAGGCGGACTGACCGCTATCAACGCGGGCTATGCGGAACTAGGCAACGTGGCTGGAGAGATAGGAATGACTGGAACTCAGTCGCTATTCAATACCGCCGCGCAGCAGGCAGTCTACAACGTGACCGTAAACGGCGGGCTAGACTCTGGAGCTACTATCGGTAAAGCGGTAGTAGACGCTATCCGAGCTTATGAACGGACGTCCGGCCCAGTCTTCCAAGGCGCATAATGATCAGCCCGAAGGTAGAAATCGGATTCGACCTAGGCCCAAACACGCCTACCGGATTTAAGCTAGACGATCCCGTACGTGGAGTCCTAGATAACCCGACCTTTATTCTTGCTGGGCAGCTCTTCTATGACATTTCCGAACGTGTTCAGACCGTATCCGTTAGGCGCGGTAAAAGTCAGGCACTAGACCGCACGGACGCTGGAATCGCTGCTATCGTTTTGGATAACAATGACCGACTCTTCGATCCTCTTTATGAGGCTGGACTCTATTACGGTCAGCTAGTACCAAGGCGCGAAGTCCGTATTTCTGCTAATAATCAGCCCGTCTTCTATGGATACGTCGAAGACTTTGACTTAGAGTATCTGCCGGGTAATAGGGCTACGGTACAGATCGACGTATCTGACGCCTTCGGAGCGCTAGCTAACGCTACTATCGACGAGCTGGATCCGCCTAGCGAACTATCTGGAGCGCGTATAAATCGTGTCCTAGACTTACCCGAGATCAACTGGCCCGTCGAGCTGCGGAACGTAGAAGAAGGTAAAACCCTTCTACTAGATTCCTCCGTCGCTGGTACGTCATCCCTAGAGTATCTTCAGCTAGTATCCACCTCTGAGTTCGGCAACTTATTTATTAGCAAAGACGGCGACCTAGTCTTCAAAGAGCGCAACTCAGCGACCACTACTCCCGACCTAATCTTCAGCGACGACACCGCGCCGTCCGCGTCCACGAAGGTCTTGTTCTCTAACGTCCGGGCGATTTACGGGTCCGAGAATTTGTATACACGTATTTACCTAGCTAATAATGACGTAGTACCGGAAGAAGTAATTATCGAGAACGAGTCTGCTACTGGACTCTATGGAGTACGTACGTACACAAATACCGGATTGCTAGTCCAAAATACTTCGGATCTCGAAGATCTAGCCCAAGCGCTTCTAGTCACCTATGACCGCCCGCTATACCGTTTCGAAGCGGTGACGGTAGTTCTCGATAAGCTACTGGATCCGCAGACTGAAGCGGTTCTTGACTTGGAAATCGGCGATATCGTTCAGGTTCACTTCCAGCCGTCCGGTATCCCACCCGCTATCGAGCTGCCTTGCCGTATTATCGGTATACAGAACAACTGGGAACCGACGATCAAGCGGACGACCTTCTCACTAGAAACGCTTAACTTTGGAGTCTTTGTTCTGGACTCACCGCTACTAGGTGAGCTAGACAACGACCGACTGAGCTACTGATAAACTGATAAAAGAACGAAGGAATCCATAATGGCAAGAAAAGTCTTTACCGCGGGCGACGTCCTGACCGCCGCGGACGTGAACCTGTATCTGTCTAACGAAGCTATCTTCGCTAGTAGCACGGCCCTAACCTATACAGTCCTCCCAGCGGACAGATATGAAACCCTGTTGTTCAGCGCCGGATCTGCCGTGACCGTGACGATCGGTACAGCTACCGCATTCGAGCCGGGCGAAAGAATTGACATTATCCAAGACGGAGCCGGAACTGTCACGATCACCCGCGACGGAACTGCTACTACTTTGGCTGGACGTGGAACCGCTGGAACCGCTTACCGCATTGGTCAGCGTTATGATGCTGTTTCTGTTGTCTGTGTAGGTACTAACTCGTACCGCATTATTGGTAACGCAACGGCGGTCTAATGACTCTCTCAGCGTTAGGTATTTTTAGTGCTGCTGGGGCTGGTGGGGGCTTTAGCTCTGACTACGAGCTAATCTCTACTACAATTCTTGGCTCAGCTCAATCCTCAGTTGTTTTTGATG